GCAACCTGGCCGCCAAGAAGGCCGCACTTGCCTGCCACCACAGCCAGATGAACGCCAGGCAGGACTCGATCTACGGGCCCGCCGGCGTCGAGGCGCTTGCGGTGTCCCGTGGCCTCGAGATCGGGGTCTCCTACGCCGAGCTGATCTACCTGATCCGTGACATTGCCGCCTGACGGCCCAGAAGGAACACCGTGATGGACTATCTCGACACGCGCCCCTGGTCGACCACGACCTCGAAGTTCCCCGCCGCCTTCGTGGACTGGGTGGTGCGACGACTGAGCCAGATCAACGACGGAGAGGATATGGTTGTTGGGGGCCGCTTGACAGACTGGGGCTGTGGCACCGGAGACTTCACCCGCGAGTTCAACCGGCGGAGCTTCGTCACGACAGGCTTCGACGTTCTGGAGCACACTGGAGGCAAGACGTTCCAGGCCGACTTCGAGAAGCCGATCGACCACTTCAAGGCGCCACCCGACCACGCCCATATGGCGTTTTGCCGCAACGTGCTGGAACACCTGCGTGACCCAAGCCACCTGCTGAAGGCGATGCACGCCAACCTGGTGGACGGCGGCGTGGCCGTCATCTGCGTGCCGGACTGGCGCACCTACCGCGAGATCTTCTACGCCGATTACACACACGTTCGACCCTACGACCGGGTCAGCCTGCCCGACCTGCTCAAGGTGAGCGGCTTCGCTATCGACGAGGTGCACGAGCTGGTGCAGCACCCGCCGTGCTGGAACCACACCGGGCTGACCCTAGCGGCCAGTCTGGCGCGGACCTTCGTGCCGCTCCGCTGGGCACAAGCGATTTCGGAGTGGACGGGCTCCGAGTTCTGGCGGTGGGCCTGCCTGCGCACGCTCGTGGTGATCTGCCACAAAGCCTGATCTTGCAATCAATTGCACTTGATAGGTTGTCCCCGGTCTGCCATTTTGTCCCTTGGGACAAGATAGGGGGCGACCGCCGTGTCCGCGATCAGCAAAACTGAGCAGCTTCTACGGCTTGACCTGCCACTGCACCTGCTGGTCAAGAACAAGGAAAACCCCAATCGGATGTCGTCGCGGGAGTTCGACCTTCTCTGCGACAACATCGAGAAGACCGGGCTGACAGATCCCCTGCTCTGCCGCCCGGACAACTTCGCCCTCGTCCACGATCTGGCGCATATCCATCGCAAGACAGGGGGACTGGTTCAGGCCCTGGTCGACGCGGATGCCAAGTTCCGCATCGTCGGGGGGCACCACCGCTTCGACGCCGCCGCCTTCATCGGGTTCGACGTGGCACCCTGCACCATCATCATGGACCCCGAGTTCGATGCGGAGCAGGAGTCCTTCCAGATCGTCCGGATGAACGTCATCCGCGGCAAGATGGACCCGAACGCCTTCTTCAACATGTTCTCCAAGCTGTCGGAGTCCTACAGCGAGGAAGTGCTGCAGGACGCCTTCGGTTTTGCCAGCGAGCGGGAATTCCAGGCGCTGATCAACCAGGCGGCCAAGTCCCTGCCCGATCCGAAGATGCAGGCCAAGTTCAAGGAAGCTGCGGCCGAGGTGAAGACGATCGACGGCCTGTCAAAGCTGCTGAACTCGATGTTCACCAAGTACGGCGACACCCTGCCCTATGGCTACATGGTGGTCGACTATGGTGGGCAGAGGTCGATCTGGGTGCGGGTAGACAAGAAGACGATGGACGCCCTCGACCTGATCGCGGAGCAGTGCATCGAGTCCAAGAAGACGATGGATGACGTGCTGGGGGGCCTGTTGCGGCGGCTGGCGAAGGGGGAGATCCCCGAGGTCATGAAAGACGCAATCGAAGCCGCGCCGCCCGCCGGCGTGCCTGACGGGTTCCCGTTGGTGCCGACCAAGGACAACCTCGATAAGGCGGCTTCCCTGTGACGGAACCGGCCGGAGCATTCAAGCGGCTGAAGGCGCTCGGGGCCGACGCGATGGCCGAGATCGACGAACGACTGTCGCAGGGGCAGACCCCCACGGCGGTCACCAAATGGATGCAGTCCGAGAAGAACTGGCTGCCGGACATGAAGGAAGGGTCGCTCAAGAAGACCCTCGATCGCTACCTGCAGAAGGAGGTGCGCCCACGCGCCCTCGCACGGCTCTCGGAGGCCAACCGGAAAGTTCCTCTTGCCGCCGTCCAGAAGCGGATGAACGCGATGGAGCGGCTGGCCGATCTGGTGGACACGCAGGCGCTGCGTCTCGACAAGGTGCTCAAGCGCGAGAAAGACCTGCCTGCCGGCATGCTGCTGGGGGACGTCAAGCACGAGGCCCGGTTGCTGAAGGACATGCTGGTCGACCTTGGCCGACTGCAGATCGAAACCGGTGTGTTGGCTCGGGCGCCGCGTCGGATGACGGGAACGCTCTTGAACCCGAACGGCGAGGTGACTGAGTTCACCTGGACCGAGGAGGCGGAGCAGCTTTACGCGGAAATTGGTGCGGAATATCGGGTGCTGGGCGATGTCGACAAAGAAGCCAAGTAGCCAGCTGCGGGAGCACCCGCTGGTGCTGTGCATGCGTCTGCTGGAGCAGATGGGCCGCCCAGGGCAATGGGTGTGGATGACGGGCGCTGACATCACCGATGAACGCGAGAGGCTGGCCTATCTGTTGCAGGCTATCGAGTGGCTGCGGGAGAAGGCGAAAGAAGGCATCTACGAGACCCTGCCCGTCGACTTCCGCACCTTCGTCGAATGCACCGAGTTGATGAACAAGCGCGGCGTCCTATGGCCGCGGGTGATCGAGGAGGCGGCGCGGATCAACTCGGGGAACTTCACTGAGGTGGTTCTGACCGGGGGAATTGGGGTCGCGAAAACTACGATCGCCATCTATTCCCAATCATATCAAGTGTATATGATGAGCTGCCTGCGCAACGCCCACAGGATATTCGACCTCGACCCGTCGTCGGAAATCCTGATCGTGTTCCAGTCGATCAACAAGAACCTGGCGATGGACGTCGACTACCGCCGGTTCCGGGACATGATCTCCAGCAGCCCCTATTTCAGCACGTACTTCCCGTTCGACCAGGATCGGGAACGCGAGATGCGCTTCCCACGCAACTTCGTGGTGAAGCCGGTGGCTGGCCACGACTCGGCCGCGATCGGCCAGAACGTGATCGGCGGGATCATCGACGAGGTCAACTTCATGGCCGTCGTCGAGAAGTCCAAGAACACGATGGATGGTTCGGTCTATGACCAAGCGACCCAGAACTACAACGCCATCGCCCGGCGCCGGGAGAGCCGGTTCATGCAGCTGGGCAGGCTGCCCGGGATGCTCTGCCTCGTCTCATCGCGCAACTACCCGGGGCAGTTCACCGACAAGAAGGAAGAAGAGGCCAAGACCAACCCCCGGATCTACGTCTATGACAAGCGGATATGGGAACTGCGGCCCGAGCGGTTCTGCGGCGAGTGGTTCCGGGTGTTCATCGGGGACGCCACGCGCAAGCCGCGCCTCCTCGGCCTCGAGGAGACCGTGTCAGAAAATGACGCCCACCTCGTCATTAAGGTGCCCGTCGAGTATCGCTCCGGGTTTGAGAACGATCTGCTGGCGCACTTGCGCGACGTTGCCGGTGTAGCGACCCAGGCGCTGCACCCGTTCATGGTGAACACTGACGCAATTTCGGCTTGCTTCGGGGTGGTGGACTCGATCGCCTCACGTGACGATTGCGACTTCCGTGAGACGCTTTTGCAGCTCTACCCCCTCCGGGTCGCAAACCGGAAGATGCCCCGCTTCGCGCACGTCGATTTGGCCGCCACGAAAGACAGCGCCGGGGTGACGATCGGCCACGTGCCTGGGTTCAGGGAGGTGTCGCGCGGGGACTTCTTCGAGGTGCTCCCGCTCATCCGGCTCGACCTGATCCTGGAAGTGCGGCCGCCCAAGGGGGGCGAGATCGAGTTTGAGCATATCCGGAGGCTGCTCTACGTCGTTCGGGACACGCTCCAAGTCCCGCTGAAATGGGTGACCTTCGACCAGTACCAAAGTCGCGACTCGATGCAGCAGCTGCACAACCGCGGTTTCATGGTCGGTTACCAGTCGATGGACACCGACACCTATGCCTATGACGTCACCAAGCAGGCGTTCTACGACAAGCGCGTGCAGGCGCCCGCACATCCGAAGGCGCAGCACGAGCTGGTGACGCTGGAGTTCGACTCGGCGAAGAACAAGGTCGACCACCCGCAGAACAGCTCCAAGGACGTGTCGGACTCGATTGCAGGGGTCATCTTCGGGCTGACCATGCGACGGGAGATATGGTCCATGCACGGCATCTCGCCCCGGCAGATCCCGAAGTCGGTGCTCGACAAGGAGCCGAAGGGGAAGAACAGC